ATTCCAGAATTTAAAAAAATAATAACTAGTGACAAAGACAGAAAAAAACGCAATGCACATAAGCAACTATCCTACATTTACTTCATGTGTGACTATAGATCTCCCTATTCAATATACCCTGAAGAAGAAAGAAAACAAAGACTCATTAAAGACCTACAATTTGACGAAGAGTCTCCAATCACCAACCTCGTACAAATGGGCATGGACAAGTACAATGAACTTCAACGTACACCAACCATTACCAGCCTCAAAGCAATTAAAGAAGGACTCTTAACTTCTGGTAGAGTTATAAACGCATTACGATCACAAATAGAAAACTCTCTTGATCTTGTAGATGGAGAAGAGGATAAAGACATTGGTGATATAATGAAAGATGTTACTAAACTTTTAGAAGTATCTGAAAAAATACCTAAAGCAATAGACACTATAAATGCTTTAGAAGAGAAGGTTAAAAAAGAACAAGCTAACGAATCTAAGATACGTGGCGGTGGAACTAAAGGAATGTTTGAAGACTAATGGCAAAAATTAAATTTAATACTAACTCTAAACTTAAGTGCGTCTGTGGACATAATCTACGTATTACAGATGTAAGTGAGGATGGTATAAAGTTTGAGAAATTTTGCCCGCAGTGTGGTAGAACTACACACGTAGATGACAAAGGTGCTGAGTCAGGAGGAGAGTTTGAGCCTTATGGAGCTGCACATTTTATTTACGATAAAGATGTAACTAAAAACTTTAGTGGAACAATAGAAAGAGAGAATGATCTAAAAGGACTAAAAGGATATTGTCATCATCAATATGAGAACGGTGAAAGTTTTTACTTAATTATATCTAGAATTGACGAAGATGGTAAAGTAGAAACTATAAAAAAAGACTACACACAAAAATAATGTTCGTAAATACAAGAGAATTTAGTAAAGAAGCACAAAGATTTCTAAGATTAGGCTATTATTGTGGCGATCCTCCTGGAAGTGCACCGTTTTATGAGTACTGGACAGAACAATTAAGACGATGTAGAGAAGGATACACTATAGGAGACACTAGAATTACAGGTCATCACTATTTTTACCTAAATTTTTGTAGAATAAAGCTAACTGAGCAGGTAGGAGAGCGTAAAGCTGGTACAAAAACTGTATCATTTCCTAACTTTTGGGACGGAGACTACAATTATTTCCATGCATTAGAGAGTGCTGCAGCTGAAGGGTTACATTTAATTGTAGCAAAAGCTAGACGTAAGGGATTTAGCTACAAAAATGCTGCCATAGCTGCTAATTTGTACAACACAACTAAAAATTCTTACACATTATTGTGTGCTCACGACAAAAAGTACTTATATCCTAAGGGAATTATGACAATGGTGACTGATTACATGAATTTTA